GGCGGTTAAGCCCAGAGACCCATATGTGGCCACGTTAACACGTAGCCACGTTTGGTAACTGCAGGCAAGAAACGCCCTCTGAGCGCCTCCTTAGCGAAGGAAAACTCAGAGGAATTACCGTTCAGGAAAGCCGTGAGGCAACCCTGCTCGGAAATCGTTTCTCTCATCGCATTGATTCCTCGATAAGAGAAATCATAACCAGACCACCCGCGATGCGCATTTCGCGATCGAGGTCTGGCCTCATCCCAAGAAGAGATGAAGCCAACGTCGCCGTACCCAATTGGTATACGGTGACGTGCCCGTGCTGGACAAGCTGAAAAACAGCGTAACCAAGCCGGTAAACAGCGTACATCTCGCGTAGCTTCCTTGGAAGCCCACGTAATGAGGCCGTTAGCGATGATATAACAGACTGTTGGAAAATCATGGTGATCCGATCTCAAAAAGAAAGGACGCACGTTGACACCCAAGAACCAGTCAGTGCCGCAGCTCTCGTGAAAAGGCCCTTTGCCAAAGGTCTTCTCACCGTTCACCTTAAACCCCAAAAAGTTTAAGGTCCGTTCGACTAACTCCCGAGCCTGATTTGGGAAAATCAGATCGTCTCCATAAACGGAAAGGATAGATTCACCAAGACCCAACTCCTCAACAACACCCCGAAGGATGCCGAGAAAGAGAAGAGACTCAAGCTCGAAAGTATAGCCGTTCCCCATGCTAGACCATTTGTTCAAGCTAATAACCTCATCATCCAGCCGGGTATAATCTACCCGAGCGAAATGAAGAAGATTAGCCCAATCATCTGGAACAAGAAACCAAACTGCCTCACGGCAGATGGAATCACTAGCTGAAGAAAGATCCATCGTGCAGAGGTCATATTCTGAAGCCTTAGAGGCCCAGAATTGATTGACACCCTGGTTGTTAAGATCACAGCCAGTCAACGTCAACCGCTCACGAATACCTGCGCCGATGCCCAGTTGAACAAAAATGTTCAAATCAGGTTCGATGCAGATACAGCGATCGATTTTCGCATTCTTGGGAACAGTGACCAATTTGCTACACTCCACCGGAGAAATCTCCTGGCAGTAACGCTTCCAGCTTTCTGGGGCTGAAAACAGGTAGAAATCGGCCACACGGGTCGTAGCGTCCAAAGGTCGACGCGAATACTTCTTCCCTTGGGTCACTACTCCCGAAAGCGAGGTTGTAGCGCCTGGTCCAAATCGCATATTTCTCTCGATAAAATCGAGCTTCGACCTTGATAAAGGGCCGAGGATATTCTTAATGTGGCGTGCAGCTTTTTCAAGAGCACGCATAACATCAAGATCCGGCGCTATGCCGGAGTACATATATCCAGAAATCCGCGAATTGGCTTCAGCGCAAGCAGCTTCAGCTTGCCGGAATTTCTCAATGGCTTTTGCCTTACGATCAACCGTGAGCGGCAATCTAGGGTTTTTCTGGAGCATCGAAGTAACCTGGTAGTCATCTCTAAATCTTGCGATCTCGAGATAGTTACCAGGATCGATTTCCAAATTGACCAATTGCTCAAACTCGCGGTGCGTAATAAGCATCCACACAGTGAGAGACCGAGGCGTGTCTATGTTTTCACATAGACTCAGCGCCACTTCCAACTCAAGTCCAAGGACTCGATCTTTATGCTTAACAGTCATAAAGTGTAGCTCCGGAATGGTTTTGAGGGCCTCAGTACGTTAGTACAGCGGGTCCAAATCCTTGATCACAGCCTTAATCTGGCTGTTAGCAAGGCCATTCGCCACGAAGGCGTGCAAATCTGCACGCTCCGCAGCCGTCATCGTATCAGGGATTACAAAATAACCCTTGAAGCGACCGACGTAAGCTACCGTGGAAACGCCGTTGACGGTCGACAGAACCGGGAGGTCCATGTCGACATCGACGCGGTTGGTATTCCGTTGGCTAGAAGCCGCAGAGTACCTCACTGCTAGCTTGTAAAAGCCGGCAGAGACCGCAGCCGAACGCTCGGTGAAAACCGAGTTGTCCGGAGCGACGCGTTCAGGAGCGAACGACTTAGCCACAGGTGTGGCAGCTCCATTATTAATGGAGAGGGGTCCAGTGATTTGACTCACAGTTGGTTCCTTTGTGCCGGTTTAACGCCGACGAAGTTGAGTGAGAAGGGCTAGTCCATTAGCGACTGCCGTGAGAGACGTGCTAGGCTTATAACTAAGCTTAGGTAAAGAGAGATTAGATATAGGGGCGTCACGGATGTAACGCTGACCAATAAATTCTCCTTTACCACCCTGGGGAGCTCTGTAGCTGACGAAATGCTCTTCCCATGAAGAAACGACCGCTCGAAGATCAGATGTGCCGTTAAGCGCATCTAAACTCGAAAGGAAGTGTCCAACGGGGAACATCCAGTCAACAACAAAGCTATAGGGTATCAGTTCCCAGGCAAGAAGCAACGGGTTAGTGATACCGAACTGGCTGAGCTGTTTCAAGCTTGGATCAGAAATCTTATACCGAGCAGTGCCATGAACTGTGATCTCGACGCGGTTACTAACGAAGGATCCATCGGAGCTTTTAAACTCCCGGTGTCCTCCGTCAGAGACTTTGCTTCGAACATGAAGATACATGCCACTCCGGATCCCCTTAGCTAACGCTTCGGTGGTTCCGTAAAGGTCGCTCATCAGAGGCTTCAGCCCATATTGGTACTGAAGCCAGCGATTAGCGATGGCTAGCTCGGCTTTAGATTTTGGCGTTTTCAGAATCCTAAGGAAATCTGCAAGCGCCTTACCAGATCGGAGCGAACGGAATGTTCGGAAGATATCACCTGCAAGACCAGCAAACATACGAGATGCCTGTCGGTACTCGGCGACGTTCTGGGCCAAGTTGGCGTTCATGTCTTTGATCTTAGCACGCAAACGAGATTCCATCCCTGTCCTGTTAACCGGGTAATCCCCGATCCAGGTCAGGTTGGCATCAAGTTGAACGGGTTTGATCGTGACTTGTCGGCCACCATTGGAAACAGTACGAAACCGCTCATCAGATACGAATCTACGATAAGCTGAGTAAGCTGTCCCATTAGCGAAGAGGTCTGTCGGTTTGACCCGGCGAACTAAGGCGGTTTTGTTACTTTCAATAACAACCCCGTAATAGCCCGTTGCGGTATCAGACACCAAGACCCCATCGTTGAAGGATTGCTGTCTCAGTGGACCGTAGTTAAGTATTTGATAAGGCATGTTCCTTCCTAGCGTTGTTAAACGCGCGTTTCTCGAAACGCACATCCCTGACTCTGCGGAATTAACACATTAGCACATGCTAAGTGCCGCAGGTCTTCTTTGGCCGCCTCCTATGTTGCCACAAGAGGCGGACCAAAGCAGGCCCGTAAAGGCCTGAGAAGGACCCCTAAGAGGG